TGGTGGAAACGTTGGTTAGACGCAACTCATGTAATGGATAGAAGAAGTATTACAGCAAGTTTCCATGCTGAATTTGCCAACGAAAAAGAATTCGGAGATAAACTTTTATATCTCCAAGACGAAGGAGTACTTGTAACTATTAATCAAGTTATGGTACCAGAATATTGGGAGGAATATTATGCCAGAAGCAATCGATTCATTCAACGTGGTCTTCACGTTACTCTTAAGCCTCAGTCTGATCCTACCGCTAGTTTTGTCGTTAGTGGTTATACTGATGCCCAAAAAGAAATATTACAAACCGAAAGTAAACAAGACACTAACCAAATCCTATTACAAGATGATGAAGGAATAAAATACGAATTAGATCAAGCAGAAAGATTTAATGCGTTTGGATTTAACAAGTTCAAAGGTTGGAGTTGCAATAGTGGATATCAAAGTTGTATTATACGCAACAATGAAGTAAAACGTGCATACAGTTGTCACGAACAACCACTAGGAACACTTACTGAAGGTTTCAAACTGTTTGACAAGCCTATGCCATGCATAACACCAACTTGCGTAAGTAGTGCAGATAGTAAAATACCAAAGGAGAAAATATTATGAAAATAGATATTCAAGATATTAAGTTCTGGATGGATGGTATTAGAAGCACCGATGATAGAGACAGATTACTAGAATGTTTCTGGGGAGGACAATTACAGTCTAAGGAATGGTTAGTTGAAAAACTAAACAAAAAGGCCAAGATTAAAAATGCAGATATTATTATATTTGGAGGTTGGTTTGGTATTTTATCTACAATGCTTTTAAACAGTGAATTAGGAATACGCAAACTTGTAAGTGTAGATATAGATCCTAAATGTGAGGAACTTGCACGTAGCATGAACAAACGTTATGAAATGGATGGTAAGTTTTTTGCAGAAACTATGGATATGTGCGAATACGATTATTTAGGTATGAGCAATCCTTATGCTGTAATCAATACAAGTTGTGAACACTTAACTGATGAACAATATAGGAAGTGGTTCAACAACATACCTAAAAACACTAAGATTGTGTTACAAAGTAATAATTACTATGAGCATGAAGAACATATTAATTGTGTTGCAGATATAGATGAATTTAAACGTAAAAGTAATTTAACTACAATAGAATATGCAGGAGAGTTAGAATTACCTAAATATAAAAGATTTATGATAATAGGATTAAAATAATGGATCAGTATAATAAATTATCACAGTTTGGCAAACAAATAGAGTTAGAAGTTACTACTGATCCTAATCAACTTATTAATTGGATAGATACTTTTGAATGGCAGAAATATAATCCACGCAAAGATGTTAACCGTTGGGGATTAAGTGTTACAAGTTCAGACGGTACGTTTAATGGTATTGACTTAGACAGCCTGTATGAATACAATAAAGAGCATGGCACAGAATATGCGGAAAAAGATTTTGATAAGCCTACTCCTGTGCTTAATGACCAGATTGCTGAAATACTAAAACCTTGGCAGGGACATTATTTTAGAACACACTTTTTAAAATTTGGTCCAGGTGGATTCTTTCCACCACATCGCGATTGGAATTATACAGGCGAACCAACAGATGTTTTTAGATTAATTATGCCTTTGCGTAATGTAAACCCACCACAATTTAATTTTGTATTAGAAGACAAAATATTACATTGGGAAATAGGTAGGTTATATTTTATTGACACTTTAAGAATGCACTATTTGTTTAATAATAGTTTTACAGATAGTTATTGGCTTGTTGTAAATGTAGATGTTAACCAAGATACTATATTAGCAACACAAGAAAGGTTTAATCAGAAGTAATGTATAATATAACTGACATAAAATCTATACATTTAGAAGTAACTACTAAATGTCAAGCACGTTGTCCAATGTGTCCACGTAGAATTCATGGTGGTCCTTTACTCGAAGGATATGATTTAACAGAGATAAGTTTAGAAACTTTTGTAAATTGGTTCCCAAGTGATTTTGTAAAACAACTACATCATCTTAATATGTGTGGCAATCTAGGAGATCCTATAATTGCTAAAGACACATTAGAAATTTTTAGATACTTACGTGAAACTAATCCGCACATGACTTTACAAATGCATACAAACGGAAGTGCAAGATTAGAATC